CGCGGCACGCTGTTGTCGCTGGGCGGCACCGTCTCCCTTCCTTCCGGGACCTGGACCGCGGCCGCGAAGCTGTATCGCGCGGACAACCAGGCCGAGGCGAAGGTGCTCGCCGTGGATCTGAATGCGCCCGTCGCACCCGCGACCGACCACACCATCGTGATCTCGCTGGGCGCCACGCAGCAGGCGGACCTCACGCACGACCGCTACATCTGCAGGGCCTTCTTCACCGAGGAGGGCAATGCAGACAAGGTGCTCCCGGGTCCTGCATTCATCGTGAGGATGCAACACCCATGACGCTCGAAGTCGCGATCCACCTGGAGCCCACGTACACCGTGCGCATGACGCTCGCGGGGACCGGTGGGAGCCTGGACCTGGTCGACGCACAGCGCATCGACATGGAGCTCGCACCGGTCCTGCGCGGCGTGGACGGTGCGTCCGCGCCGGCAGTGCGCACGTTCACCGCGGACGGCGCTGTCTCGGGGCACCGAGTGGTTCGCCTCACCTCGGCGGGCAGCGTGGGCTACTGCGATCCCTCGGACGCCGAGCAGGCAGGCGCTGCGCTCGGCGTGACCGCGGGTGCTGCTATGGATGGTGGCTCGGTCGACGTGCACTTCTTTGGAGACATGAACGAGCCCTCGTGGTCGTGGGTGCCAGGCCCGGTGTGGCTGGGACCCGGCGGCACGCTCACGCAGTCGCGCCCCGCGTCCGGGCTGCTCCAGCAGATCGGCTACGCCACGTCTTCCACTTCCATGTTCATCAACCTCCGTCAGCCGATCTGGTTGGCGCCCTAAGGAGAAAGCAAATGGCTGGCAACAAGTACCTCTACAACAACGGCGGCGTCGTGACCGAAATGGAAGCCCTTCAGTCTTCAGCGGGCGCTGGCGACGCCGGGAAGATTCCTGCGCTCGACAACTCGGGCCGGCTGGACCAAAGCATGATGCCCACGGGCATCGGTGCCGACACCGCCAGCATCCCCGCGAGCGAAGACCTGTCGGCCGGCGACCTGGTGAACGTCTACAACTCCAGCGGAGCGAAGGTGCGCAAGGCGGACGCGTCGACTTCCGGCAAGGAAGCTCACGGGTTCGTGCTCGAGGCCGTGACCAGCGGCGACCCGGCCACCGTCTATTTCGAGGGGTCGAACTCGCAGGTCACCGGCCTGACGCCGGGTGTGCAGTACCTCAGCGCTTCCAACCCGGGGCAAGCCACGAGCGCGGCTCCTTCCGGGGCGGGAAAGACTGTTCAGCGCGTCGGCTTCGCGACCGCGGCGACGAATCTCAACTTCCAGGCCGGCGAGCCGATCGTCCTGGCTTGAGCTGAAGCGACATGGCGGATCGTCGGCCTCTGGTCAATTCGGGCGGCCTGAAGGAGATTCCTTCGGGCGACGCCCTCAGCCTGTTTGATCAGGAGCTGCTCCGGGCGGCCCTGCGCGATTGCTCGATGACGGCGGTCGACAAGGGCAATTCGGGCACGTCCGCGCAGACCCTTGACTACGAGTTGGGCAGCGTCCAGAAAGTCACCGCCACAGGCAATCACACCATCAGCATCAGCCACTGGCCCGCATCTGGCGCACTGGGGATCATGGTCCTGTGGCTTGTGAACGGTGGGGCCTACACCGTCACATTGCCGACTGCCAACTACGAGAAGCCGGACGGGACGACCACGACAAGCGTTGCGACCTGGTTGGCCGCGATGACGGGTGGGCGCACCGCGCTGCAGTCTTCGGGCATCGACAAGATCGTGTACCTGACCGTCGACGGTGGCACGAACGTCTACGCAAGGTTCTGGTGATATGGCGCTGCCGCTGTTGCTCAACGCACGCCAGAACGCGGCCTCGGCCACGCCTGCGCCGAACGTCGAGGACGTCTTTTCCGTGACGACTTACGTCGGCAACGGCGCGACGCAATCCATCGCAGCCGTGGACCTGTCGACGAACGGCGGCCTGGTCTTGTCGAAGGCGCGCACGAGCATCGTGAGCGCGTATGCATTCGACACCGCGCGCGGAACGAACACCTACATGAACCCGTCGACGACCACGGCGACGACGGCGCTATCGAACACGATCACCGCGTTCACGACGAGTGGCTTCAATGTGGGCTCGAGCACGGTCGTGAACCAGTCGTCCGCCGACTACGTGGCGCACTGCTTCGCCAAGGCCGCGCGGTTCTTCGACATCCAGGCCTTCACTGCCGGCTCGAACGCAAACCGCAGGATCTCGCACAACCTCGGCATCGCGCCGGGAATGATCTGGCTCAAGCGCACGGACAGCACCGGCAGCAACTGGTTCGTCTATCACGTGTCGCAGGGCCGCGGGAAGTACGGTGTGCTGAACGGAACGGCCGCGTTCACGACGTCGGCGAATGCATGGGGCTCGGCCGACCCGACGACGAGCGACTTCGGCGTGAACGAGGGGACGCTGTGCGCGAGCGGCGGCAGCTACGAAGCCTTCATCTTCGCGCACGACTCCGCAGCCGATGGCGTCATCCAGTGCGGCACCTACGCCGGCAGCGCGTCGGCGCAGACGGTCACGCTCGGCTGGGAACCGCAGTTCCTGCTGTGGAAGCGCGCGGACAGCACAGGCGGCTGGAACATCACAGACACGTCGCGCGACTGGTCGCGGTCCGGCGGAGCAACGGCGGGCGCGGACAACTACTACTCCCTGGGCGCCGCGGCCGCCGATGTGACGACCACCGATGTCGGTTACCCCGTGCAGACGGGCATCTACGTCACCAATTCGTCGACCATCAGCTCGAGCGGGACGTGGATCTACATGGCGATCCGCCGCGGAATGATGGCGACGCCCACGGACGCGACGAAGGTCTTCATGCCGAACGCGCGCACCGGCAACGGCAGCACGATCAACGTCTCGGCCGGATTCCCTCCGGACCTGGTCATCAACAAGGTGCGCAGCGTCGCTTACGACCCCTTCGTGTGGAACCGCCTGTCCGGGTCGCTGCGGTGGATGGAGACGAACTGGAACACGCAGGAGTTCACCAGCTCGGGCACGTTGACGCAGTGGCAGTCCTCGGGCGTGCGCTACGCCGCCACGGACGTGGCAGGCGGCCTCACCAACACCGCAAGCCGCACCTACGTCGACTACTTCTTCCGCCGCGCCAAGGGCTTCATGGACCTGGTGCACTACAGCGGCAACGGGTCCACGGGGCAGACGGTGGCGCACGGGCTGGGCGCGGTGCCGGAGCTCGCCATCGTGAAGCGCAGGACCACGAGCACCGGCAACTGGGTTGTCGTCTTCAAGGAACGCCAGGATGCGCTCGCCGCGAGCGACTCGAGGCTCACCACGAACAGCAACGGCAGCACGGGCACCGCGGCCGAGGGCAACGGCGATTGCATCCGCCTGCGAAGCGGGCAGGCCACGGACAGCTATTTCACCGTCGAGGGCACCGGAGCCGACTCGAATCTCTCGAGCAACGAGTACATCGCGATCCTGTTCGCCACGGTCGCAGGGGTCAGCAAGGTCGGCACCTATACCGGCAACGGCACGGGGCAGAACATCAGCTGCGGCTTTTCGGCGGGCGCGCGCTTCGTGCTGATCAAGCCGCTGAGCGCGACGGGCAACTGGTCTGTCTTCGACACCGCGCGCGGCATCGTGTCGGCGGCCGACCCCACGATCTGGCTGAACCTGTCGGCCATCGAGTCCAGCTCGGACATCGTGGACCCGTACTCCGCCGGCTTCGCAGTCACCGGATCGAGCGCCGACGTCAACTCGAACGGCGTTCTCTACGGGTTCCTGGCCATCGCATGAAAGGCTCACCATGAACGAATTTCGACTGCGGCGCGACGGGTCCCTTGTGACGGAGATGGAACTGCGGGTCCTCGCTGATGGGACGCAACTTCCGGAGGTGATCGACGCCGGCGCGTGCGAGTTCATGCAGTGCGACCCTGTTCTCGCCTCGCCGCTGCCGCAGGCTTCGCTCACGCAGCGGGTGCAGCGCGCAGGCGCGGTGCAGGACGGCCTGGGCAACTGGGTGCAGGCCTGGGCTGTGGTCGACCTCGACCAGGAGGAAGCCGACGCCGCACTCGCCGCAGAGCAGGCGCGAATCCGAAGCGAATACGACGCCCTGCTGATGGACCTTTTCAACGCCACGGCGCTCGCTCGCGGGTATCGCGGCTTCGACACCTGCTACATGCGCGCCGGCAACCCGGACGGCCCCTTCTATGCCGAGGGCAAGGCGTTCGCCGACTGGGTGGAGGGCTGCAACGTGGCGTGTTACCAGATCCTCGCAGAGGTGGCTGCAGGTGCGCCTATTCCGGCGTGGGACGGGGTGCTTGCGCGGCTGCCCGCTGCGCCCTGGTGAGGAGATGCCGATGACCGCAGCCGAAGCAAATGCCCGTGCCGCCTTGAGGCTGAGCATGGTGATGAACGGAGACCCATTGAAGGAGGGTGAGAAGGTGGACGACCAAGGCGTGACGGAGATCGTGCTCACCCCCCGCGAGGTGGCGATCGCGAAGTACGCGGCCAAGCTGGCCGTGAAGGAGATGGAGGACAGCTTCTACAAGAGCGTCGGCCAGACGATCGTGAAGAAGTGGCTGGTGCTGATTGGCGCCGCGTTCGTCGCGTACGCGGCGGGGCGCGGCTGGATCAAATTTCCACAGTGACCCGACGAGGAGGGGACCATGGCGACTCGCAAGAAACCGGCGCCGAAGGGGCGCATCGAGCAGCTGCACATGCGGCTGCAGGCGATGGAGAGCAAGGCCGTCGCGTGGCTGCGCAGGCACGCGCGGCACCGGACGCTGTTTGTGTGGATCGCGCCGCTCGCGGTGCTGGTGCTCATGTGGCTCACCGACCCTGCGAATGGCGCGCAGACGGAGATCTGGCTGATCAAGGTCGTGTCGGCCGTGGTGGCAGGGGTCTTCGGCCACTGGGCGGACAAGGCGATCTTCGATTATCCCGAGGCCGACAGGCAGAGCCTGTTCGCGAAAGCGGGGGAGGATGCGACCGGCGCCGGCCTCGCGCTGGTCGCCCGCGCCATCTTCTTTCTGGCGCTGATGCTGCTGTTCATGGGCCAGGTGCGCGCGCAGGACGTGCGCACGTTCATTCCGCCGCGTTGCGATCAGAACCTCGAGGTGCTGCGCGGCGAGCAGCTGCGGTGGTGGGCCGACCACCCGCGGCCGCAGCTGCTGCCTGCGCTCGTGGAGCACGAGAGCTGCGTGACGCTGAAGAGCTCTCGCTGCTGCAGCGGGCAGGCGCAGCTGAAGTCAGCGCGCGAGGAGGGCGCGAGCATCTTGCAGATCACCCGCGCTTTCCGTGCCGATGGATCCGTGCGGTTCGATGCGCTGCAGGAGCTGAAGGAGCGACACCCAGCACTCGCGGAATGGAGCTGGGGAAACGTCTATCAGCGGACGGATCTGGCCAACCGTGCCGTGGTGCTGAAGATGCGAGACAACTTTCAGCTGTTCGTGCGCCTTGGCGCCTCGGCCGACCAGGCCCTCTGGTTCGCCGACGCCGGCTACAACGGGGGCAATGCGGGCGTGCAGTGGGAGCAGCGCGTGTGCGGCCGCCTACCTGGCTGTGATCCGATGCGCTGGCCGGGGAACGTGGAGCTGCATTGCATGAAGAGCAAGGTGGCCCTCTACGGCGGCCGCAGCGCCTGCGACATCAACAGGCACCACGTGCGCGATGTGCTCGTCACGCGCGCGCCGAAGTACGCCAGACGGCTGCAGGCCGACGAGTCGCTGCCGTGATCTGGCTCATCCGCCTGGTGATCGTGGTGGCCATCGTCGGCGCGATCACGGCCGCCTACGAAGGGTGGCGAAGCCACGTGTATGGCCAAGGCGATGCGGCGGGCGCCGCGCGCGTGCAGAAGCGCTGGGACGAAGAGCGGTTGAAGCTGAAGGCCGCGGAGGCCGATGACCTGCGTGCGAGCCTGGCCGAGACGAAACGCCGCATGGAGCGGCAACAGGAGAACGACCGTGTCCACCAACAGAAGCTGGCTGCCGTTCAGCGCGATCGCGATGCTGCTCGCGGTGTCGCTCTGCGGCTGTCAGAGCGCATCAATGCCGCTGAGTCCGCCGCACGCCGAGCCGCCGCTGATTCCACCGCTTCGGCAGACTGCAAGGCAGCCGCTGCTTCCAGCCTTCTGCACGCCCAGCTGCTCCGCCGCGCTGACGCTCGAGCGGGAGAGCTGGCTGAATACGCCGACCGCGCCCGCATCGCCGGCGAGCAGTGCGCCGCGGACTACGACGCGCTGACGACAAGGCCTTAGGCGCGAGAGCGCCGCACCAGCTTCTTCTGGGAGTCCGGCCGGTGGGTGGGTCCTGTCCGGCTGTTGCCCTGGCGGCGCGAGCGGCCGGGGCTTTTTTGTCAGCGATGGCGGGGGACGTTCACCGATTCCAGGGGCGGCAGCACGCCCTCTGGCTGCAGCGCTGGAACGCAGAACCACGCCTGTACGCACGGCAGTCCGCTCACTGGCTGCTCCAGGCCCGAGATGAGGATGCCGCCGCGGTCGATCTTCTTCACCTGCGCGGCATACAGCTCCTGCAGGAGCGGCTCGCCTGCGGTGCCGATCACGCGCGCAACATGCACCGGCTGTCCGGCCGGCGGCCGCAGCAGCGTGAGCCAACCCGTCTGCACGCGGGCACGGGCGAGCGCTCGATCGAGTCGCTTGCCTGTCTCGCGAAGGGGGTACACCAGGCAATGAAGCACTGTATGAACATACAGCTTGCTTATGGTCTGTTGCGAGCTTGATCGCAGACTTGACGTGTCATCCGACGCTCGGCTCCAGGTGCTGCGTCCGACATCATTTCCTCGCACGCCTTGTCAAGCGCACGTTCCTTGGCCCACTGCTGCGCCTTGCGGGCGATGCGAACGCATCTACTTCTGAGGAGGCCACTCGGGACAGTTCGCGGCCACCAGGTCCCAGAAGTTCCGCGCCCTCGCTGCGGCCTCGCTGTCACGCTCATCTTTCGGTTCGAAGCGGACGTCCCCGTCATCAAACTTCACGAACGCTGTATAGCCGACGTAGCCCCCCATGCTGTTCTTGGCGTTGACCTCACCGCAGCCGGCCTTGGACTTCTGGAAGAACTGCACCGATCGGAACTTCGCTGAATCGGGGTCCTTCAGCAATGACTGCACATGCTTCTCGACGGCATCACGTTGTGCAGCGATGTTGCTCGCAGGTTTCCACAGGAACCAGTAGGCGAGACCCGCCGCGATGACAACACAAACCGCTATGCCGGTCGCGCGTGGCTTGAGCATCGCTACACCTCCTCCTCAAGACAGCAGTGTCAGCAGCGCGAGCTGCTTCTCCGGTGAGAGCTTCCGGAAAACAGTGAGCATTTTGCGGTCAAGGTCGCCGAGTTCGTACGCCGGCTGAGCTCGCGTCTCCCCCACATTGCGGGCACCCGCCTCGAGCGAATGAAGTGAGTCCTTCAGACGATGGAGGATCTCGGCGTGGAGGGTTCGGCCATTGATGGCGGCTTCTCGCGCGAGCGCGTGCCGCAGCTCTGGATGAAGCCGGATTGCGGTCGGGGCCAAGTCCCGGACCTTGATTGGGTTCTCCGCCATTGAAATCGTCGCGTGCATCCGTTCTGTCGTCCCCAACCTCTTTTTTGGGGCCAGTGTATTCAAGGAATTCGGCGGGCTCTTGACGCGCTGTGTATTCATCGCGTATCGTGTATTACACGGTAATACGTTGGATGGGTATTCATGGCGAGTAAGAAGGAACCGGGAACGATGCTCACGGCGCGGGTGCCAGGGAAGCTCCTGAAGCAGCTGCAAACCGCAGCGCGCCGCGCAAATCGGACGCGCACGGCTGAACTGGTCACGCGGCTTGAGGAGAGCTTCAAGGCCGAGCGGCGCAGGAGCATCGCATGACGGTGTGTGTATTCACGCATGCAGTGTGCCGATGTGTCGCCTGTGTTCACAGTGAACTCGGCAGGCGGATTCCCGCATGAGCACGAAAGTCGCAACCGCCGGGGTGCCTACCAGCCCGCAAGAGGCATTTCGCATCGTCGTGCACGAGTTCGGCGTCAAGAAGCTGGCCGAGATCCTGCTGATGAAGCCGGGGACGCTCTACAACAAGGCTGACGCAGACGCAGGAAGCCACCACCAACCCACGCTGCGGGACATCGTTGACGTGACGCGCGCCACGGGGGACTGCCGCGTCTTGGACAGCCTCGACAGGCTCTTCAATCGCGCAGCCTACGACCTGACGCCCGGCATGTACGTGAGCGACGAGGCGCTGCTCGAGCTCTTGTGCCGCGTGAACAGCGACAACGGCGCAATGCATCGGACGCTCAAGAGCGGCTTGGAAGACGGGCGCTTCACGCGCGAAGAGCTCAGCGCAGTGCGCAGTGAAGCCTTCGAGCTGATCACTTCGGTTCTGACGTTCCTGCACCGCCTCGAGGGCATGGTCGATGACTGACCCTCGTGACCTTGCCGTCACCCACCGGCATCGCGCCGGCCGCAGCCCCGCGGTGAGGGGCGCTCTGGAGCTGTTCGCCGCGGACTTCCTGTGCGAGCTGCAGCGGAGGGGCCTTCATGTTGCAGAAGACCACCACGACCCAGCAGGAGCTGGACCTGGATCACACCACGGCCAACGAGGCGCAAATGCGTGCCTTGTTCGAGTCGCGCTGGAGCCGGTGGCACCGCAAGCCGTACGAGGAAGCGGTGGCTGACCCCCTCACTCGCCGCCTGCTGGCGCTGGCCGTCGAGCGGGGTCCGCAGCAGCCGGCGCCCCGCCGCGCGCGGAGGCCTCGCCGGTGAGGAACCTGTTCTTCAAACCCGCGCCGGTTGTCACGCCATTCGGCGTGCTGGGCGCACTCGCACTGGCCGTCGTGATGTGCCTGGCCGGCGTCGAGCAACCCGAGGCACATCGACACAACGACATGAGGACGAAGCATGAAGAGGTACTTGACCGAGCAGGAGCAGCGGCAGCTGCTCAAGGCTGCGAAGGACTGCGCGGATCCGCTCGCGCAGCGCGACTACCACTGGATGTCTGCGCTGATCTTGACGGGCATGCGCATCCAGGAGTGGAGCCGGCTCACCGCTGAACAGGCGCGCCTGGCGCTGCGCACGGGCTGGATCATCAGCCTGAAGGAGCACTGCAAGGGCAAGGCTCGCGCGAACGACTACCTGGTGACGCAGCCGCTGCGTGTGCACCTGCAGGCGCTGCTCGCGCTGAGCGACGAGATCGCCCAGGCGATCGAGCTGGACGAGACCACACAGATGCAGCCGCTGCTGTGGGGCCGAGCGCAGGATGGCCACGCCGGCGCGCTGTCGGTGCGCAGCTACGAAGCACGCATGAAGGTGTGGGCGGCCGCCGCAGGCCTGGACACGCGAATCAGCCCGCACTGGCTGCGGCACACGCTGGGCATGAACATCATGCGGCGCAGCCGCGGCAAGGACGCGCTGCGCGTGGCCAAGCTGGCGCTGAACCACTCGAGCATCCGCAGCACGGGCATCTACACGCAGATGAGCCGCGAGGAGTTCGAGCGCGAGATGCACTTCGTGCATGGCAGCCGGGTGCCGCGGCGCATGGCCCGGCAGCTGGTGGAAAGGGCGCTGTGAACGCGGGCACGTCGCTTCGGGCCCAGAGGCCCGCGAAGCCTTCGGTGACGAGGGTGGAGCTGAAAGACCTGGGCCAGTCGTTCACCGAATGGCACCTGGACGAGGACGGCATCGTGGTGGACAGCAGGCCCGCGGGCGCCGAGATCTGGCGCGGCGTGAAGGTGCGCAACCACCACCAGCTGCGCGCTGGTTCCGAGCTGCACCTGGTGCTGGCCAACGGCGACGCGCTGACGCTCGACTATCGCGCGGCGATGGTGGTGCGCCTGCCGCGCGCCCAGGAGCCGGGGAGGGCAGGGTGATGGACGGTACGGAGACCTGGCAAGACCCTGTGAACCGCGTGCACTTCGCCGGCGTCGCCGCGATCTCGCCGCGCGCCGCGGCGCTGCTCGAGGATGCGGTCAAGGACATCCGGTGGGAGTTGCTGCAGCAGCTGCGCGACGCGGAGCAGCTGCTCGGCGAGTCGCCGGATGCCATCGTGCTGGGCGCGCGAAGCGGAAGAGGCTTCGCGAGCGACAGCCCCACGTATGGCAGCGACTGGGGGTTCCGCTTCAAGGCGGGCCGTGTGGAGCTGAGCTTCGACTACGAGCGTGTCGCGCGGTTCGCCGATCGCTTCGGAGTTCATCACCACCACACCTGGTCCGGATGGGAAAGCCGAGAAGATGTTTTCGGGCGCACGTGGAGCCGGCGGATCGCCGGCCCGTTGATCCAGGACGACTTCGGCAATCTCGTCGAGGTTCCGCAATGAGGCGCTCGTCGGTGCTGTGGCGACTCGCCTTCGCGGGCTGTGAGGTCGTCGACTTCGTTCTCACGCCGCTGTCTCTTCTGACCACCTGGCTCGCCAAACTCGCGCGCCGCGGCCGCGATCGCGCCGAGATCGCGCTGCTGCATGCGGCCGCGCGCAGCGCTGCGGACAGCCGCCACCCGAGGACGCTGCGATGAGCAAGGCATTCGTGATGCTCAGCGCCGATCGCGTGGAGCACGGCGAGATCCGCGAAGTGGCCGGCGCGCTGCAGCAGGAGCACCGCCTGTTCCAGGGCGGCAGCTGCGTGTGCGTCCTCCTGGTGACGTTCCCGCCAGGAAGCCCGGAGTGGGAGCGCTGGAGTGCGGCACGCACGCTCGATGGCATGTCCACCGTGCGCGCCGACTCGATCGCGTCGGACGCCACCGATCGCTACGGCGCGGACCACCCGGTATGAACCACCGCGACACCGCGACGCTGCGAACGCAGCTGATGCACCGGCTGGCCCTCTGCGGCACCTGGGCGAATGTCGCCGAGCTGGAGGCCGTGGCGCCGTTCCCGGTGATGCGCGCAGTGCTGCAGGAGCTCGTCGACGAAGGCCGCGTGGACTACCGCGAGCACAGCGGCTGGCGCCTGGCGGGCACGGCCGCCGCGCGGCGAGCAGCACAGCAGCTCATGAGCGATCTGCAGCTGCGCGGCTGTGCGGTCGGGCTCGCGCTGAACGACGGCTACCACCTCGGGGTTGCCGAGCGCAGGCCCGTGTGCGGCTTCGTCATGTACGAGCTGCTGCTTCCGCAGCCGCCCCTTACCCCCGGCGCGCTGGACGCCGTCATCCAGTTTTGCGAATCGAGAGGAGTGACGAATGGACGTCTCTGAGATCGGCCGCGGCGCGCCGCCGGCGGGCCACGTGGTGGATTGGAAGGCCGCGGAACTGCCGCCGGTGTGCCCCGATGGGCGCCAGGTGCAGGTGCTGGGCGTGATCGCGGATCCCGCGCTGTGCTCTGCGGGCGACGAGGCCTTCGTCGATGTGGTGACCTGGTGGCCGGACCGCAAGGAGTGGACGGTGACGCACTGCTCGCGTGCGTCGAGGGACGCGACGGACTACCCGACCGTGGTCACGCATTGGGACTGGTTGCCTCCGGTGCCGAGTGCCGCACACGAATGCGCCGAGACGATTCGATGATCACTCTTGCCGACTACACCCAGGAGCAGGTGGATGCACTGAGCCACGGCGAAATTGCCGACCGGCTCCGTGTCTATGAACACCCGCTTCTTACCAGTGCAGCTGACAGCATCGATTACCTGGCCGCGCAGGAAGGCTTACTCGAACAGGCACAACTCGCCAGTGAGCGAGCTCGAGCGGCGTTGGAAGAGCACAAGCGCCCGCTCGATGAGCCGATGGCTCGACTCAACCGGCGTGTGATCGAGTTGACGGCCGAATTGGACGCGCTGCGTCTGGGGTTGCCGGGACTCAAGCTCGTGCCCGTCGACGCACCCCCTTCGCTCGCGCCTCACCTAACGAGCTACAGCCTCGACGATATCGGCATGAGCGAGCGCGACCGCGACGTCGTGCGCGATCGTCTGCAGAAGCGCTGGGCCGCGATCCTTGCCGCCCTAGATGACGATGGCGCGCGAGACACACACCGAATACTCCAAGGGCGCAACTCTCAACACGTTTTGAAGGCAGAGGGCGAGAGCCCCGAAGCTACGGACCGAGAGAACTGCGTCAATGCAAGCCCGGACGGCGGTCCCATGGGCGTAGGGCAAGCTGCCGCCGCAGCCCCCGCTGGCGGTCCGATTTGGACTCCCGTTTCTGAGCAGCTGCCAGATGCCGATCTCTCGGTCCTCATCGCCACCGACACGAGCGTTCACCACGAGCCCGTTTGGGTGGGTTACTTCGATGGCGAAACATGGCGTGAGGTCAACGGCGAACCAGCCTTCGTCACGCACTGGATGCCGTTTCCGGATCCGCCCAACTCTGATGCCGCGCAGGGGGTGCGGAACTCCCCCAATAAGGGAGCGAGGTCCCCCACTACCTCCGGCTTGGAAGCGTCGCGCGGAAGTGAGCAATGAGCGGCTTCCACGAGCACACCGAGGGCCGCGAATACGAGGTGGAGTGCGAGCGGTGCGGCTACACCCGCTTGCTGTTCTTGCCGGACGGCGGCGTCGATCTTCCGCCGTGCCGCGCACCCCATCCCCATTCGGCGAAGGCCAGTCCGGCTGAGTGTGGGGGCACGTTTTTCGATGTGAAGCCGGTGCCGCACACCGATGGCGTGCTTCCGTCTTCCAACGATCAACAGAAAGGCGGTGCGCAATGAAGAAAGTGTGCATCGCCATCGACACATGGAAGCTGCCGATCTTCTCGCGCATCTTGGTTGAGAAGGGCTACCACTACGTCGAAGGTCCGGGGCTCACTAGGGGCACCCTGCACCTCTACGTCCGCACCGACAACATGCAGGCGCTCGGACAGGCCGTGCTCGTTTGCAACCAGGAAGCCGCCAAGCAAGGAGCACCCAAGTGAACGAGAAGACGACTCTCACGGACGGCTCTCCCGTCACACCCGACCACCGCGAAATCGACCCGCGCACGGGCCAGCAGAAGGGCTACGTGGTGTTGTCGGCCGAGGAACGCGCCAGGGGCTTCGTGCGGCCGGTACGACGCTCCTACGTGCACGAGAAGTGCGGCACGGTCACGACGATGGGACAGTCACTGGCCGAGACTTACGCCCGCGAACCGTCGTTCTACAGCGGCACGTTCTGCGTCCACTGTCGCAGCCACTTCCCAGTCGGCATTGCGGGCGAGTTCGTGTGGGTTGGCACGAACGAGAAGGTGGGATCGTGACGCTCAACTGCAGGCCCGGCCAATGGGCGTGGATTCACGTCCCCCAGCGCCCCGACTTCGCGCTCTTTGGGCTCACGCAGCTGCGCGGCTGCGCCGTGCAGGTGGCGCGCGTAGCCCCCGATGCAGTACCGAATCCCGAGGTCTTCACGTTGCCGTGCAGTGATCCTGTCGGCCCGGTGTGGCTCTTCCAGCCAGCTCAGGTGGTCATCATTCCGCGCTCGTTTTTCACTCTCAAGCACGGCATCGTGCCCGCGGGTACGAGGGTGCGAGTGGAGCACTGGCCCGACAAGTGGCTGCGGCCGTTCAAGGATCTGCCACCCGAGGAGATCGAGCAGATCGAGAAGGAGTGCGCGCTGTGATGCAACTCGTGGTCTCGATCGTCTTCGGGGGGCCTAGAGCAGTTGATCGAGCCACGCGATCACGTCCTGCAGGCGCTCGAGCAGCTCGGGCCACCAGTGCGGCGGGCCATCGAAGCCTGCGGCCAGCCATATCTCCCGCCAAAGCCGCATCAGCTGCGTCAGGTGCAGCAAGTGCTCCATGCGTTGGCGGTGATGAACCTGTCTTCTTCTTTTCGATGTCTTCATGCGCATTTCCTAAGTTGGAACGGACCAGACTGGGTGGACGCTCCGAAAAGAACAATCCCCTCGCTGGTTGCCAGGTTCACGGTAAGCGGCGCCGGCGGACCGCCTACGACGCTTTTTCCCAATTCAGGGGAGCAGGTTCGTCGAATGGAGCTGCGCGATCTTCTTGCGGGTTTTCCAACGGAAGCACGTCGTGCCTGGGGGTCACATCGTGAAGCGCGCGGAGGGCGATCGCGTGTGCATCGTGGTGCCGCGCTCGCGTGTCACGAAAGCCTGCGGCCTGATGGCCATCAACGGCGCCGAGGTGACGCTCGTGAGCCGGTTCGAGCATGCGGACGTGCTGTCACCGTGCTGGATCGTGGATCCGCCGCAGTTCACAGTGCTGCGCGCCGCGGCTCAGAGCGATGGTGGCGAGCAGCTGCACGCCGGCGACCGCCTGCAGCTGCGCGCGGTGCCGGAGGCCTGGATGCGCGGGGCGGCGCCGGCCTGGTCGGCTGAGGAGGTCGAATACCTGCAGGCGAACTTCGGCCATGTGCTGGCAGAAGACATGGCCGCGGAGCTCGGTCGCAGCGTGCACGGTGTGCGCCAAAAGGTGCAGGACCTGGGACTTCGGTGCGTGACCAGGTGGACGCCCGAGCTCGACGAGTTTCTTGAGCTGCTATTTCCCGACACGGCCGCGACGGAGCTCGAGCAGGTGCTGGGAGCGACAGCCGCTGCGATCCGCCGGCGCGCGGAGCATCTGGGCATCCGAAAGGCCGAGGGCTTCACTGCATTGCACTCCCGCAAGACAACGCTGGCGCGTTCCCCATTCACGCCCGAGATCGCCGAGGTCATCGAGCTGCTGTATCCGGACACGCTGACACAGGTGATCGCGGACTTCATCGGCATGCCACTCGAGCGAGTGCATGCCTACGCGACGCACCACGGCTGGAAGAAGACTCCCGAGTTCGTGAGGGAGACCGCACGTGCTCGTACGACCGCTGATCACCCGATGAGGCGCTACCAGTTTCCGAAGGGGCACGTGCCGGCCAACAAGGGTCGCAAGGGCATGCCCAGCCACCCGAACATGATCCCGACCCAGTTCAAGAAGGGGAATCGGCCGCACACATGGAAGCCGATCGGAGCCCAGGTGGTGAACGACGACGGCTACCTGGTACAGAAGGTTAGCGAAACCGGCTACCCGCCGCGCGACTGGAAGCCCGTGCACCGGCTGGTGTGGATTGCCGCTCACGGCGAGATTCCGCCTGGCCACATCGTGCGCTTCAGGCAAGGGTGCAAGACCACCGACCCGCAAAAGATCACCGCGGATGTTCTCGAGTGCATCACGCTCGCTGAGAACGCGCGGCGAAACGTCTGGCATCACAACATGCCGGCGGACCTCCGCAAGCTCGTGGGCGCGCGCATTGCGCTGAAGCGGGCGATCAACAGCCGACAAAAAGACATGAAGGAATCCGCATGAACTCCGAACCTGCTTCGACCGACCACGCGCCTTCGGGCGAGCCGTATCACATCAGCACCGTACGCAAGTTCCTGATCGACCAGGCGCGCGCATTGCGCACCGCGAAGCCGGAGGATCTGAAGGTGGAACTGGAGCGCAGCAAGGCGCTCTCCTCGGTGGCCGAGGTAATCGTCGACTCAGCGCGCGTGGAAGTGGAGTATTTGCGCGCCACGAACCAGGCAAGTACGCCTTTCCTCGAGGTCCCGCCGGACCGGCCCTACATCGGCGTCGGGTCCGAGAGCAGCCAGCACGTCCGAACGGAGCTTCCCGCGCCCGGGAATGGCATCACCAGCATCGTGCAGCACCGGTTGAAGGAATAGCGTGGACCTGGTCGCGTACTGGAAGGATCGGTGCAGCGCCGCAGAGACCGCGCTGAAACGGGCGAGGTCGCAGCTGCTGCTGTCGCCCACGCGCCGCGGCGTGATCACCGTGCTCGCCGACTTGAAGCGAGGGGAGTCGCTGACCACCAGCGAGGTGGCGCAGCGTCTCAATGTCAGTGAAGCCACCGCATTGAAGCACTTGCGGCGTCTCAACGCGGCAGGTTTCGTTGAACGCACCGCCCGCGCAGGCTGTCACTACCGGCCAGTGAAATGGTGGCTTGGCCATCTCGTGTTTCTCGAGGAGTTGGGCACGTATCACGGCGGACGGGAGCTGATCCGATGACGGTGGACTTCCTCCTGCAAGTCTGCGCGTCGGCATTCGCGCTCGCGGGGACCTTCCTGCTGCGAAAACCTTCTCGCGTGGCGCCATGGGGTTTCGTGTGCTGGCTGGTGAGCAATCCCGCGGCTATGGCGTTCATGGCCATCAACGGCCACTGGTGGTTCTTCCTGCAGCACGCAGTGTTCTTCTTCCTCGCGATAGACGGCGTCTGGAACTGGCTGATCCTGCCGCGTCTTTCGAACGAACAACGCCTAACGGACCTTCGATGACTGAACCGACAAATTTCCCTTTGCATTGGCCCTTGGGCTGGAAGCGCACACCTTCAGCGAAGCGCACCGAGGGTCGCTTCACGACGAAGCGCTACAGCGGCAGCCGCCAAGAACCCGTGACCGTCGCGGAGGCGGTCGACCGGCTGCTGAACGAACTGCAGCGAATGGCCGTGGGTGAGCGAGACATCACCATCAGTACGAATGTCGAGCCCACGCTGACGGGGCGGCCGCGCAGCGGCGAGCGAAAGCCCGCAGATCCAGGCGTGGCCGTGTATTGGCGCGACATGGGTCAGAACCGGTGCATGGCGATCGATCGCTACACGGACGTGGCTCAGAACATCGCCGCGCTGGCAGCCACGATCGAGGCCATGCGAGCCATCGAGCGACACGGTGGTGCCGCGATCCTGGATCGAGCCTTCACGGGATTCGCTGCGTTGCCGGCGCCAATCGTGGCGGGGATGAAGCGGCCGTGGTGGGAGGTCCTGGAATGCGCGCCGACCTCGCGCTCGAGCGAGGTCATCGAGCACAGCTTCCGTCGCATGGCCAGCCGGTACCACCCGGACAAGGCTCCCCAGGGCGAGCAGGAGGAGTTCACGCGCCGCATGGCGGAGATCAACCAAGCGCGTGACGAGGCGTTGCGGGAGCTCGCCCGATGAAGACGCGCGTGAAGGACGTCCCCGGCGGCTTCAGCTTCCAGTACACGCGAGCCAAGCATCCGGCGCCGACGGACTGGCGCTTCCCGCGCTGTGATGGCATCTCGATCATCGTGTGGCCTTCGGCGGCCGTGCGCGATCGGGCGCGTTCGTGCTTCACGTTCCGACGCTCAGAGCAGGCGGCCATGGCGGACCTCCAGTACTTCGGGCTGATCCACGCGGGGGCAGTGGCAAAGGGGCGTTCACGTGGGTAGGCGGCCATTTCGCGCACGCCTTACGACCGAGCTCGGCGAAGAGATTCAGTGCGCCGGATGCCGTGAGTTCTGGCCTGCCGATCGAGAGTTCTTCTTCATGAACTACGGAGAGCCGGTCTCGCATTGCAAGGCCTGCTATGCGCTGCATCCGGCCACCATGGCCGCCCGCGCTCGACAGCGCGCACGGGTGGGACGGGTCTGCAGTCCGAGGCCGCCGACGGGAATGTCCTTCGGACCTTTGCAGGAGGCTTGGTCGATATGACTGCATGGAACCGAGCGAGGCCGGATTGCTTGCCGGCACTGAACGCCTTCGTATTCGTTGCTCGACGTCCTGCGTGCTACACGTGCTGGCAGAAGCAAGGCTTCGAATTTTCGGTGGGCATGGACTCGCGCAGGGGCGAAGACGTGGAGGCCGCCGAGTGGGCTCACACGCGCAAAGACCAGGTCGTGGAGTACTGGGCCGACGCCGACGAGTTCAACCGCCGCGTGTACGAGCTGCTCGAGGCGAACCTCATCGAGTCCGCACTGAATCTGCAGCCGGAGTGGCCAGCCGCGCCGCAGCCATGGCGATGAAGCTACGCCTTCACAACTGCACGGCGGAAGGATGCCAGCGGGTGATCAGCACATTGCTGCTGATGTGCGTGGACCACTGGCGAATGGTGCCTGCTCCGCTGAGGCGAGAGGTGCTCGAGCTGCACAAGCTGGTGCGGCGCAGCGGGCGGGACCGAGATCTCGTGACTCGATACAGGGACGCGGTGGACCGAGCGGTTGCCACCGTCAGAGAAAAGCAGGAGCGCAAGGCCGCAAGCGAGCCGAGCGGGAGTTTGTTCAACCAGGTGTAGTGCGCCAGCCCGCACGCGGCCGGCGTGCACAGCTATCACCAGAAATAGCGGTACCAACATGGCAACCACAACGAACGGAAGCGCGGCTGCGGAATCAGGCGCACCGGGAGACAGAACGATGGCGCAGGCGATCGCCGAGCGGTGCCTTCAGACCGCACGCGGCGATGCGAACGTGCTTTTCGACTACCTGCAGGAACAGCGGAAGCTGCAGGGAAAGACGATCAAGGTGGCCATCGAGCACGGAACGCTCGGACTGAGCTTGTGGGCCCATGCGGACCACACCAGAGGGACGCAGGGCTACGGTGGCCCAGCGGCGGCGTTCATCGTGCGCGATCGCATCGACGGGCGCGTCGCCGGCGTCGATCTGCGCTACTTCGACGCAGAAGGAAACGGCGGGAAGAAGTGGTGCGCCAAGGGCGAAACCGTGGGGCTCCCGTGGTGCAGTGACTGGAAGCGTGTCGAGAACGCGAAGACTGTGTACGTGGTCAACAGCGCCATTGATGCGCTCAGCCTCGAAGGCTGCGTGCTGCCACAGAGCGCCGCCGTGGCCACGCGCTCGCTGTCGAATGTCGAGCGCATCGACTGGAGCTTCCTGCGAGGCAAGAGCGCGGTTGCATGCTTCCCGAATGATCCGCCGGCGGAGAAGGGCGCGGACTTTGGGTATCGCCCTGGACTGCGCATGGGCTGGCGGCTGCACGAGATCCTTACGGGCCTCGACATCAGCTGCATGCTGGTGGACCAGGCCGGGTGGTTCGAAGACTTGGAGCGCAAGAAGCCGCTGCGCGATGCGAACGAGTACCTGCAGGTGCACGAGTGGGGTGGTCTCACCACGGCGATGAAGAAGATCGAGGAGTGGCTGATCCCCGGCATGCCGGCTGAGGGGAAGCTCGAGGGACGGTCGCGGCTTTACCTGCCATCGCACGACTACTTCGCCTACAGCAAGTATCGCGTTCAGCCGGACTTCACCCGGACGGTCGACAAGCAGATCAAGGACGAAGAGACCGGCGAGACACGGTTCACCTACAACGATGTGTGCGGCTTCCGGGTGGCAGCCCTCGCGAAGGTGCAGATCGCGTCGCCGACGTCGACCATGACAGGCGACAGCGACCAGTCGCCGGCGACAGTGTTCGCCGCATCGATCCAGACACCGCGGCATGGCGCGAAGCTCCTGCGCAAGGTCATCGACGACGAGAAGCTGCACAACCTGGATGGCTGGAAGAAGATGGGCCCGGTTTTCGCGCCCACTGCGTTCTCACGCATGCTGAGCGTGTGGGAGCGCGGCGCCAGCATCGGCTCCAGGTACGTGGTGAACTTCGTGGGCCTGGCCTGGCTGGAAGGGCGCACGGTCGTCAATGAGGGCCCGGACTGCTTCTTCCAGGATCCTCGGCAGCAGTGCCCGTATCACGCGCTGGTCTTCCCGTCTGGAGCGCCGGAGACCGGCGCGCAGGTCATCCGCGCCTACCAGAAGACGTTCAGCAGCAACGCGGCAGCCATCCCCTTGGTGTGGGCCCTCGGAGGCCACTTGAAGGCCTTCCTGGGCTTCTGGCCACACCTGACGATGCAGGCCGAGAAGGGCTCGGGGAAGTCGACGCTGATCAAGCGGCTGGAGCGCTCGATCGCCATGACGATGTTCAGCCGGCACAACATGGGCACCGAGTTCCGGATCCTCACGTCGATCAGCTACACGAGCCACCCGGTGGGATGGGAGGAGATCTCGGCACAGCGGCAGGATCTGATCGACAAGGCGGTGGCCACGCTCCAGGAGAGCTACCAGTACAGCCACACGCGCCGTGGCGCCGACATGATGGACTTCCTGCTGTGCGCCCCGGTGCTGCTCGCGGGTGAAGACGTTCCTGTCGAAGGCCTCACCGGCAAGGTGGTTCGCTGCCAGCTCAGAAAGGACCGGCGCGGCCCTTTGCTATCCGAATCGCTGCCCACCTTCCCTGTGCGGCAATGGCTGCAGTTCCTGGCCAGCCACGAGAAGGCGGAAATCATGGAACTGCATTCGCAGATGCTCGCGTACTTCGTGCAGAACTGCGTGGCGGCCGCCTCGGACGCCGGCGCGGAGCGGATGGTGACGAACTACGCGGCGCTGGCCACCGCCTGGGAGCTGCTCTGCGACTTCACCGGTGTGCCGAAGGGCTCCTGGGGTTTCGTCGACGATCTGATCGAGGAGATGAACTCCCACATCGTCGAGAGCACGAGCGATCGGCAGCCGTGGGCGCTGATCGTCGACAAGCTCCTGTCGGAGATCGCCAGCAAGCAGTTCCGCCACCCGTTTATGTTCGACACGGTTGACGAGGTGCCGGTGCTGCTCGTGCGAACCGGCCACGTGATGAACCACCTGAGTCAGAGCAACTCGCTCCGGCCCTTCTGGGATCGGATGTCGATCAAGAGCGACCGGGCGCTGAAGGCACAGCTCGCGTCGGCCGGCGTGTTGTACACGGACCCTGGCCAGCCAGGCCAGCCGAAGCCAATCGAGCGCACGATTCACGGCCAGCGCGTCGGGCACCTGGTCGGGCTGGACCTGAAGGCGCTCGCGAAGTTCGGCCTGCACGCCACCGTCCCCGAGGCGCGTGACCCCGAGCAATTCACGGATCACTGATGCAGCTGCTGTCTCGCTGCCTTCGTCTCCCCACTCCCCCCGCACCCCCCATGGATCTGTGTTCCCGCCGCCAGGCGCGCGGGCGCTGCCAAGCGCTCGATCGATTCGCGCTGTGCATCAATCCGCCTGTTTCCCCCGCACCCCCTTCGATAAGGGCTCGGGCCCCGGCCGACCAGGAACGGGGGGCTCGGCGCAGCGCGGCGATAGCTTTTCTTGATTCCGGGACCCGGAGAGGTGCTCGCAAACCCGTGGATTGTTGTAACAGTCACCTTGCCTCGCTAGGCTGGACTAAGCGGAATCGGCAATTCGCAAGCTTTCAACCTCCACGGGTCCGATTGATTTCTCCACGGATTACCTATTTTTTTCCACGGGTCGATTTTCAGCAGCACCTGCACCTTTCCTTCCTTTTTATTCAGTTTTCAGAGGAGAAAGGAAAGAGAGAGGGATTAAGAGAGCCGGCGCGTGCATCCACGGGTCGATCAACAGCGGCAAATTTGTATCCACGGGTTTGCGCTGCTCGCCACGGGTTTCCCGTGGATGAAAAAGCGGGCAATCTGCAATGGCGACGCGGAGTTACGCGCTGCCAGCGCGCCATCCACGTGTCCACGTGTTGTTCTGCTGGTGTGCCCGCCGTGGCTGGCCTGGTTGGAGGTGTGAATGCCTGAGCGCCACTGGACCGACGATGCAGCCATTGATGCCTGGCTGACATGGCTCGCTGCCGCGCGCGGCCGTTCGCAGCGCACCGTCGAGGCCTATTCGATGGCCCTCCGAAAGCTGCGGGAGTACCTCGCCCTGGACGGAGTGGCGCTGCTGGACGCGGATCCGGCGCAGCTCGAAGTGTTTTGCGGCATCCATCTGCACAAGAAGGGCGTCATCGCGCGTAGCCGGATCCCGTACATCAGCGCTGTCCGCGGCTTCTATGCCTGGTGCGCCCATTCCACCAGGCGCATCGTCAAGGCCGACCCGGCCAGGGCGCTCAATCACCCGAAAACGGCGTCACCGCTGCCGAACGTGCTCACGCTGGAGAACGCGGAAAAGCTGATGTGGGCTCCCGACATGAGCACCTTCATCGGCATCCGCGACGCGGCGATCCTGAGCATCCTCATCGGTTGCGGGCCGCGCGTGAGCGGCGTCACGCAGCTCAACGAAGGCTCTCTCAGGCCGATGAAGATCGGTGGCGTTGCGCGCTTGGCCGTGACGTTCATCGAGAAGGGGGAGCGGACGCGCCTTGTGCCCTTGCCGAAAGAAGCGGAAATGCTGCTGCGCGTGTACATGGCGCACGAGGATCTGAAGGCGATCGACCGCGAGATCGACGTCAAGGACGGCAACGCCACCAGGCGTGACCGGGTGCTCTTCGTATCCGTGCGCTCGACAAAGCTGCAGCCCCATGAACACGTCGGTGAGAAGCGGCGCCTCACGCGCAAAGCGATCCACGACATGATCATGCGCTACGGCAAGCGCGCCGGTGTGCCGATCGAGCAGCTGCACCCGCACGCCATGCGCCACCTATTCGGCACCGAGCTGACCGAAGAAGACGTCAGCCTGGCCGCCACGGCCGAACTGCTCGGCCATCGCGATGTGAAGTCGACCACCGTGTACGTCCACCTGGCCCAGCGCCGTAAGGCAAGCGTCGTCGATCGGGCCGCTCCCTTGGCCAAGATCCGCACGCCTGTGAGCGAGCTGCTGAAGCGCCTGCCCCCTGGCTGACACCGCCCTCTCTCGAACCTGCCAGCGCGACCCATGCCCGAACCCACAACACAGGTACACAAAGCTAATACCGTAACCATGCCTCGAAGCTACATACGGCGTCAGCTCGCGGTCTCGCGCCGCTTCCCAATCTGTAACAGGAACCGCCTAAATCGGAACAGGGGCCACTGCGTGCTCTGGCGAAGTGCGCAGTGGATGGAGCTCGCTTCAGAGGGGAATGGAGGGTCGCGCCATGCATGAAAGTCGCAGCGAAGCACCTGCACAGATGGATCTGGAGGGCGTCGCGCCAGCACCTGCCCAGGGGGTGGGGGCTCGGCGGCCAGGTCGGCCTCGCCGCCGGCGGGGGGGTGGGTACCTGAACGAACGCATTTCCTCGGATGTTTGGGAAGTGGCCAAACTCCACGAGCTGGAAGTGATGGGGCTGCCCGGCGTGTGGCTCGAGGTCGCCGCGGTGATCGGCTACGACGACTTCATGGCCATGTGGGCGATCCTCGATCGATCCATCCAGTTGAGATCCGAGAGCGAGTCGATGATCGATGTGAAGCTGCGCCGGCTGGCCAGCTTCCGGCGCTTCCAGCGCAATCGGTTCATCGAGTCGCTGGTCAAGGCAGGATTAGATGACAAGGCGATTCAGGCGATGGTCCACGCCCAACTGGGTGAATCTCTGAGCCTTTCTCACATATTCCGACTCGCCGACCGACGTAGAGTGAGAGTCGCATGAAGCGCGCCGTCGTCTATGCCCGCGTGAGCAAGGAACGCGAGGAGAGCGTCTCAATTGAGGCACAGATCCAGCACTGCACCGCACGCGCGAAGCTGCTCGGCGCGGAGGTTGTGAAAGTGTTCCTGGACGACGGCATCAGCGGCCGCCAGGCGCGCAACCGCCGCGAGTTCCTGCGAGCGAAAGCCTACTGCGAGGCCACCGACGTCGACTACTTCATCACCTGGTCGACAAGTCGCTTCGCACGCAACATGGCGGAGCTGTTCCGCAGCGAAGGGGAACTGCGTGAGATCGGCACGAAGCTTGAATGTCTGAATGCCGACATCGACGACGAGACCGACGCCGGGCTGGTGAACAAGGCCATTCACGGCCTGATGGACGAGATGTATTCACGGCAGGTGGCCAGGGACACGCTCAGGTCGCAGAAGCTGGCGGCCGCGGCAGGCTATTTCACTGGCGGCGGTGTGCCGTTCGGATACCGCTCGGTGAAGGATGGCGCGCGCAGCAGGCTTCAGCCGGACCCGGTTGAGCGGAGCGTGGTCGAGAAGATCTTTCAGCTCGCCATGGTGGGCCACGGCGTGCTGGCGATCGCGCTCCAACTGAACGAGGCTGGACTACTTCGGCGCGGGCGCCGCTGGACGAAGAACGGGGTGAATTACATCGTGAAGAACGAGGTGTATCTCGGTGTGCGCACGTTCAACAAGACCCAGCGGCGCACCGGAAAGGAGAAGCCTCGAGAGGAATGGATCCGCGTGGAGAGTCATGAGGCGCTCGTCACGCGGAGCGACTTCGAAAGGATCCAGAAGATGCTCGATGAACGCGCCCCTCAGCACGACACGGGCGGTGCTGCCCGCAGCACTTTCCTGTTCACCGGGATGGCCGTGTGCGGAATTTGCAGCGGCAGGCTGCAAATTCGCACCGGCAAGGGCCGCGCGGGCGGCCTCTACAGCTACTACGCCTGCCAGGCTCACAAGCACGGGCATGCGCGCTGCCTGTTTCGCCCTGTCCGAGCGGATCTCTTCGACCAATGGCTGCTCGATGAGGTGCTGACGCACGTTCTCACGCCGGCCGCCATGGTCCAGGCCTTGGCGGACCTACGTGCCGCCGGCGCGACGTGGGTGCGCGATCGCGAAGTGCGCCGCGCGCAGCTGGTGAGCCAGATCCGGGAGGCGGAAGGGAAGCGCGAGCAGCTGTACCAGGTGCTTGAGACGACCGGTGCCAAAACGCCGGATCTCGCCAAGGTGCTGGCCAGGCTGCGCGAGCGCAGCGAGGAGGCTGAGCAGCTGCAGGCGCAGCTCGAGAAGCTGGAGTCTGCGCCCGCGCCAGGCCGGGCGCTGCGTGTCGAGCCAGAAACCGCGATGGAAGTCATGCGGGATCTGATCTTGCGAGCGGAGCCAAAGAAAAAACGCGCCTTCTTGGGCGCGTTTATGGAACGGGTTACGGTCGGGCCGGAAGGCGTCGAACTCGACTATGTGCCCGAAGCACTGCTCGACGCGGCCTCTGGGACCGATGTTCGCAGTACTGTTCGATGGCTCCCCGTTTGCGGCCAGCTGCGAACCCGCCGAGTCAGCCTTGGGCGGCCACCGAGCTGGAGACGGCGGAATCCGATGTCACCCGCCGCGCAGACCTGCATTCGTTGACCCCGCGCCAGCGCGACCGTAAGGTGCCGGTGTTCTGGCTAGGCGGCTGGGACATTTCTTCGTGCAAGTTTTCTCATGACTACTCCTCTCCCCGGGTCCCAGTTCCGGGGTTTTTTTTTGCCGGCGCGCGTCATCGGATTGGGACCTTTTCTTGCAACGTGGCCCTGCCGATGATGCTCGGCCATGGCCCGCAGGGATTGGTCAGCTCAGCTCGATCGCGTCACGTTCAAGTGCGGCGAATGCCGCTACACATTCACCGCCAAGCCCGACCTCGTTGACGAGGATCCGGCCCACGAGAGTCACCCTTTCCGCTACTTCGCGAACTGCACCGCCTGCGGCGCCGAGCATCAGCCGCAGGTGAGCTGGGAGCGTGCCTTGATGGCGGCGCACCAGGCGGCCACCGGTCCGGTGACGAAGGAAGGCAAGGCGGCCAGCGCGAAGAACCTCGAGGGCCATCCGACGCCGGCGGAAGCGCACCTCACGCGGTTCAACGCGATGAAGCACGGCATGCACGCACGCGTGGCCACGTTCTTCCCTGCGAAGCCGGATGGCTATGCGTTCTGCAGCACCTGCGAGGTGGATCGCGTCCATTGCTCGATGCAGGCGGCCTGCGTGAAGCAGACGGAGCTGTTCATGCTGCACCACGCCGCGGTGGAGCAGCGCAACCCGAAGCACCTGGGCAAGATCCATGCAGACCTGATGGCCGCGCTCACGGCGGCCCTGCAGCTGTGCCTGCAGGCAGTCCTCGGGGACGGCGTCGTCATTCGCACGCCACGCGTTGAGCTGTCGAAGGAAGGGCACCCTGTCGCGATGGTGTGGGAGGACGAAGACGGGCGAAAGCACCAGATCTACGACTACCACGCGAATCCGGTGTTCAAGCCCATCGCCGACATGATCACTCGCCTCGGACTGTCCATGAGCGACCAGGGCCTGACGGCTAAGACTGTCGAAGAGGACGAAGAGGAAGGCCTGGGCCAGTTGCGCCTGGACAAGTCCACGCGCGAGACGCTGGAAAACTTCAATGCGCGCATGCTCGAGGCCACGCAGGCCATGCAGGACCGGCTTGGACGAGCAGCCGCGAAGAAGCGCAGCGACCCCGTGCTGATCGAACACCAGGCGAACGAGGACCGCTCGTGAGGACTTCGGCGGCGCAGCGGCGCAAGTCGAGCGTGGTCGCCGAGCGCGAGATCCTGCGCTTCGCAGATCCGGATCCGCGGTCGGGCATCAGGCCGCACGCGCTCTGGCACAAGTACGTGCACAACGTGGAACTGGACCCGATGCAGGTCCTGAAGATGCAGGAGATGGACGACCACCCGTACACGGTGGACTTCTCGTGCCGTCGCACCGGCAAGACCGCGGTGAAGGAGATGTACAACCTCGAGCAGCTCGCCACGCAGGCCTACCAGGAATGCGGCATCGTCGCGCCGCGGATGCAGCAGTCCCAGAACAACCTCAACTATCACCTGGACGCGATCAAGCGAAGCGAGATCCTGCGGGCCTACATCGCCTACGACAGCGGCCGGCCGCAGCTGAAGGACACGGGCTTCAAGTTCGCGAATCACAGCATCGCGCAGGCCTACGGGATCATGAGCCAGATCGACGGCGACGCGATCACGATCGCCAGCTTGGAGGAGACCGACGACATGCCGCAGGACCGGCTGTTGTCGCGATTCCTGCCGATGCTCGGGTCGGCGCGCCGCCTGGGCGTCGACGCCCGAACTGCGGAGTTCAAGCCGGCAATCCGCATCACGGGTGTGTTCAAGGGGGCGGACGTACTCGCGTCGCTCATTGCCACGGGCCAGTACCACCAGCTGCCGGTGGTGGACGTGTATCTCGCGACCGAGATGGGACTGGTCAACGCGGACTGGGCCGAGCAGATGCGCCTGCAGCTGCCGGAAGACGAGTGGTTGCGACAGTTCCTCGGACAGAACGTCCAGGCGCGCAACTGGATCTGGGAGTCCTACGTGAAGCGTGCTTCGGCGCTCGGCCTGGCCGCGTCGATCGAGCGCGCGCAGCCGCTGCCGGGCGCGCGCTACAAGCGCCGCGGTTTGGTGACCTTCGGCTACGACCACACGGGGCACGGTGAGACACCCGAGGCATCGAAGAGCGCGCTGGTGGTGTGCGAGCAGCTCGGCGAGTGGCTCACGTTCCCATTCGTGCACGTGTGGCCCGCGGGCGTCAGCGACAGCGTGCTCGCGCGAGACCTCGTGAGCTTCTGGGACTATTTCCGACCGGACTACGCGATCGGCGACGCGTACGGCGTGGGCATGCTGACGTCGGTGAACGACACGCTGTTCAAGAAGGGGCTCACGCACATCAACCGCGAGACCGTGAACGATGGCGAGAGCAACGCGACCTCGTGGTCGGACTGGGCGTTCGCTCCGATGCGATTCGAAGGCATGACGAAACACGTCATGGCCAGCGCGGTGCGCGAGATCTTCCATCACGGCCGCGCGGCATTCCCGTACGTCGACATGCTGGATGACCGCGAGCCGCCCGAATGGCTCTCGTTCGTTCGGCAGCTGGGAAACATGAAGGCGCTGCCCACCAAGGCGAGCTACAGCAGCTTCAAGATGGCTGATCCGAAGATCGGGGACGATCTCTTCGACGCTGCGTGCGCGGCGGTCTACGCGCTGCTCACGCGGGGCCTGGCCGACGCGCCCACCACCATCCAATCCCGCAAGCAAAGCCGCGAGAGCCTGCTTGCCGCGCCCTCGGGCGTGGCGGGCTTGCTGCGTGCGCTTGCGACCAACGACGCAGCCTGGAGGGCCGCAGCATGATGATGATCAACCATCGGGCGTTGCGCCTGGCGGACAAGGTGGGCGGGGCCATCACGCGCACCTGGTCGAAGTGGTTCCCCGGCGCGGGAACGAAGCTGCCTGGCGAGCAGGGCGATCGCATCGCGAGCGACGATGCGCTGCAGCGTCTGTATTCCACGATGTTCCTCGACTACGAGCGACGCGCGATCGTGCGCACGATTCGCGAGATGGACCAGCAGGACGGCCGTGTGAAGGCGATTCACAGCAAGCTCGCGCGCGACGCCATCCGGGGCGGCCTGGTGCTGCAGACGCACGACGGGGCGAGCGAGAAGCTGAAGCGCGAGTGGCTTGCATTCATGGGACGGCTGCAACTGGACATTTCGCAGAAGCTGAAGAGCGACGCGCGCGGGCTGGTGATGGAAGGCAACCTGCCGCTGCAGCTCGTGTACGACGATGCCATGAACGTGGTGGCGGGCGTGCGGATGCCGAGCGACACGATCATCCCGATCACCGACATGGGCGGACGCTTCAAGGATCCGGCGAAGGCCTTCGAGCAGCGGGACGTCATCACCGGCCGCACCATCGGCACCTGGGGCGCCTGGCAGATGGCACTGTGCCGGCTGGACCCGGGCAACTTCGATGACCTGGGCAGCATGGGCCGACCGTTCCTGGACTCATGCGCGGCCACCTGGCGCAAGCTGGTGATGACCGAAGAGGACCTCGTCATCCGCAGGCGGATGCGCGCACCGCTGCGGCTGGCGCACGTGCTCGAGGGCGCGGACAAGGACCTGCTGGACGCCTACCGAAAGGATCACGAGGCCCAGCAAGGCGAGATCACCACCGACTTCTACCTGAACCGCAAAGGTGGCGTCACCGCGGTGCAGGGCGACGCCACACTGGGCGATATCGACGACGTCGTCCACCTGCTGGACACGTTCTTCGCCGGCGGGCCCGCGCCGAAGGCTCTGTTCGGCTACACGGGCAACATCAACCGCGACATCCTGGAAGACCTGAAACGCGACTACTACGACGAGGTCGACGGGCTGCAGGACGTGCATGCGAGCGGCTACGAGATTGCCTTCCGCATGCACCTGCTCTTCAAGGGCATCGATCCGGCCCCGGGCGAATTCACGCTGCGGTTCGCGCAACGCCGCACCGACACGCCCAACCAGGTGGCGGACCTCGCCTTGAAGTACCTCGCGCTGGGCATGCCCATGGACATGATCTGGACGTACATGGGTTACGACGCGGACCGCGTGCGCGATATGCAGCAGGAGCAGGCGGAGCGCAACGACCCGTATCCGATCGGTGCGAGCCCGTCGACGAAGGTCAGCGTCACGCCAGGCAATGCGAAGAAGGGCGAAAGCGCCACGAGCATCAACAATCCGGGCGGCAACGGCGGCCGCGGGAGGGGATGAAGCATGCGTCTGAGTGTTCGCAGCGGCGACCCGGGCTATCACCCTCGCGCGAGCCTGGTGCGCGTGTTTCTTTCAGGCTCTGAGCGCAGCAACGTGCTCACGGCCGACGAGGAGAAGCGCTGGGCGCTGCTGCATCGGCTCGATGAGGACGGCCGGCCGATCTTCGTCAAAGGTGAGCCATCTACCGAGGAATTCTGGGGCGACGTGCGCATCGAGCTTCCACCGGGCGGCCTTCCGAGCTGCGGCGGCGTCTGCGTGGACTCCTGATGCCACGCACGCAGGCCTCGGCCATCAAGCGATCGACGCAGCAGGCGCGCAACGCGATGCGCGAGCTCGACGCGCAGACGGTCGCGCAGCTGCAGTTGCTCTACCAGCGCACAGCCGAACAGGTGCGCGGCCAGATCTACGCGGCCGCGGACGCCGGCGACCGCATCCAGCAGCACCGCCTGCAGCAGCTGCTGCAACAGATCGACCAGGTGCTCGAGCAGCTGGCGGTGGAGCGCGATTCGCTGCTGGAGGAACGGATTGGCCAGGCCGCGGCTGTCGGCGTGCGACCGTTCACCGCACAGGGTGTACTGGCGGCCGGTGGCAGCCAGGCGGTGCTGGAATCGTCGGCCGCCCAGCGCATTGCCGAAGCCGCCGTGCAGTTCGTGGTCAACATGAAGCAGGCCGATGGGCTGAATCTGTCGGAGCGCGTCTGGCGGCTGACGCAGGGGGCCAAGGAGGCGTTGCACCGGGCGATCGCCAGCGCAGTGATCCGGGGCACGAGCGCCGCGCGCGCGGCCGCCGAGCTGGCCGCCCGGGGTCAGCAGATCCCGGGCGACATGCAGCAGCTGGAGCGCGGCGGGCAGGCCGGCCACGTGGTCAAACTCGCGGACCTGCTCACGAGCGGGGACGGCGGCGAACTCTGGAAAGCGGAGCGTGTCTTTCGAACGGAGCTCAATCGCGCGCACGGTGAAGCCTTCATGGCTGGCGCCGAGAAGACGCCCGGCTTCGCCGGCTTCCGGTTCCTGCTCAGCCCGCAGCACCCGAAAACCGATATCTGCGACTTGCTCGCCGGGCAGAACCTGCACGGGCTCGGCGCAGGGGTGTATCCGACACGCGAACTCACCCCGTGGCCCGCGCATCCGAACACGCTGAGCTTCCTGGCCATCGTTTTCGAAGACGAGATCTCCGACGCCGACCGCGCCGGCAAGGAGACGGAGCTCGAGGCGCTGCAGCGCCTGGGCGCCGAGGTGCGCGAAGGCGTTCTGGGAAAGACCAAAGCCCAGTACTTTGACCGCGGGCTGCTCACGAAAGGCATGGTCCGCGCGAAGCTCGGCACCGTGCAGGACAGGTTGGAGCGCGAGGTCGCGCGGGCCGAGGGGTTGAGCTGGGATGACGCGAAACTTCAAGCCAACGTGGCGAAGCACGGAATTCATTTCGACGAGGCGCGTGCACTGTTCGATGGGCCCACCATCACGAGGCGCACTTTTCGCCTCGCGGACGGCGAGCCGCGCTGGCAGACGCTGGGTGCGCTCGACGGCCGCGCCGTTTCGGTGGTCTACACCTTGAGGGACAATGACAAGCGCATCATCTCGATGCGCAAGGCCAACAAGAAGGAAGCCGCCCACTATGCCCGCCACTCGCCCGCACAGGACTGACTGGAAGGCCGTCGAGGCCATGGGCGAAGCCGCGTCCGCACCGACCGACGAGAACCCAGAGTTCGCTCCCGGTCCGGCAGAGGAGGTGTTCACGGCGCGCGACGCGGTGGAGCTCGATGCGCAGTTGCGCCAGCGCGAACCGCGTCGCGGCGAGGCATCCTGACCGCGGCGCGCTGATCACATCATCCTGCTCCCTTTTTCTGCAATGACGAAAGGCTGAGCATCCGAGCCTGAGCCTGAGGAGGCTCGGGGGACTCGGAAGATGAAGCGAGGCGCTCTATCGGTGGCGCTGCTGGCCGTGACGGCCGCGGCAGCTGCCAGCCAGGCCGGCACAACCAGTGGCCGGCATTTCGTGCTTGAAGAGGGATCCAGGGCTGGGGAAGGCCTGGTGCGATTCCTTTCTTCGCCGATCGAACTGGCGCAGGGGCAATCTCAGAGCTGGGTGACGTTGACCCGTGAAGGCGAGTTCAGCGATCCGCGCTACGGCCGGTTCGCGATCACGCGCGACATGCTCAACCAGATGGTGGCCAACTTCGAAAAGCGCGTCCTCGGCCAGGACGTGTTCATCGACGTCAGCCATCGCCCCAGCGACGGCGCGGCGGCGAAGGTCCTGAAGCTGCAGGTGGATTCCGGCAGGCTCAGGGCACTGGTGGAGTGGACGCCCTTCGGCGTCGAAGCGGTGCGAAACCGCGGCTTCACGTACCTGTCGGCCGAATTCCACGAGAAGTTCGTCGACAACGAGAAGCAGCTGCAACACGGCTGCGTGCTGATCGGCGCCGGGCTGACCATTCGCCCGGTGATCAAGCAGCTGGACCCCATCCAGCTCGCCATCGACGACGACAGCGACCACGCCGCGGGCGTGCGACTCGCAATCTCCCCGACCCTCCTGAAGGCGCTGTCACAGCAACTCACTCAGGAGCAATCCATGGAAAAGTATCTGAAGATCCTCGCGGCCGCGCTCGCGGTGATCGGCTTCAAGTCGGACGCCGAGCAGAAGCCGTTCGCCGATCTCGCGACGCTGAAGCTCACGGCCGTGAAGGATGACGACGCCAAGTGCCTTGCCGTCGTCGAGGAACTGAAAGGCACCGCCGCGGCCGCCTGGGCCGAAGTGGAGAAGGCGCGCGCCGCGGGCGGTGGCAACGTCACCATCACGCTTGCCACCGCAAATCCGGACGTCTCTGACCTGGTCCAGAAAGCGCTCGCCGAGCGCGACAAGGCGACGGCCGACACGAAGGCCAAGCTGGAAGGCAACGTGAAGCTGCTCGCCGCCACCATCAAGGCAGGCGACACCACGCTCACCGAGGACGGCGTCCGCGAGCTCGCCGAGCCGCTGGAGAAGCTGCTCACGGCCGACAGCACGCCGGAACAGGTGAAGGCCGTTGCGCAGATGGCGATCGACCACGCGAAGAAGCTCTCCGCCGCGGTGAAACTGGCATCCCTGGGCTACCGCTCGCCCACTGGCGACATTCACATCTCGGTGGACAGCTCCAACGAAGTGAAGAGCCTGCAGCAGACCATCGATACGCGCCTGGGCCTGACGAAAACCGAAGGCGACGACCGCCGCTTCTACGCGACCGGCGGCAAGCTGCTCGCGGCGAACAAGGATTTCGCGGAGAAGGTGCTGGCCGAATACGACCGCACGCATGCGGCCCACCTGCACGCCGAAGCCAAGGCGCTGGCTGCCGGCACGGGCACGATCAGCGACATCAAGGTTCCGTACAGCGTGGAGCGCACGGTGCTGCGCGAGGCCCTGTTCAACCTGGTCAGCCTGAACTTCGTCGACGTCGGCACCGATGCCATGGCGCCGCAGATCATGATCCCGTACAGCTACCGCGACACCACGGCCGCGGGCACGCTGAACGCGCGGATCTACGAACGTCAGGCGATCCAGAAGGCGGGCGTGAAGCAGGACTGGGACACGGCGTATCCCATCCCGCAGAAGCTCGCGTTCAACGTCTCGAACGAGATGCAGTACCTGCTGGGGGCCTCGCCGATCAACTTCGACCCGATCGCCGAGAACGTGATGAACATGGTGCGCATCGTGGGCGAAGACACGGAAGCGCTGAACCTCAACGAGATCGCGCGCGCTGCCGACGAGTACTCGGTGACGACGGTCACGTCGGAGGCGGTGGCCACCGGCGACGGAACCAAGACGATCTTTCCGCTGGCGAATTTCCCGGTGGTCAAGCCGCGCAAGTACTTCGATCTGCAGGGCAGCCAGGTGGGCTCGACGGTGAACCCCATCACCGTGACGATCGCGGCGTCCGCGAAGACCGAGTACCTGCCGAACCCCGACGGCACCGCGCTGGCCAACGGCACGTACTGGGTGATGGACTACAACCTGGGCGAGCTGCACTTCGTGGACCAGACCGGAGCAGCGGTGGCGCCCGCGAACGCGGCGGCGATCGTCTGCACCTATGCCTACAGCAAGAACGCGGCGAAGGTCGACCTCGACCTGGGCTCGCTGACGGTGGGCCAGAAGTACGACAACGTGCTGACGGCGATCGGCACTCGCCGCTCGGTGATCGAGGACGACCGCTACTACACGGCCAACATGGTCCTGATGACCGGCGGGGTCGACAACGCGCTGGGCCAGGCCACGACCTTCACTGCGAACGGCGCGCGCGTGGGCACCAGCCTCAACGCGGACGGCACGGTGGGCGTGACCAAGGGCATTCAGACCTACAAGGTGCGCGGACCGGGGCTGTTGATCAACGACAACCGCGTCATCGTCGGCGAGAAAGGCAACACGCGATTCCGGATGCTCAAGCCCTGGTCGATGGGACAGCTGCAGGACGCGCGCAACTCGAGCGGCGCTTTCATCGGCGCGAAGGAAGGCTACGGCGAGCAGTTCGTCGTCAGCCACACGCCGGTGAACCGCAAGCTCGCGGCCACCAGCCTGATCCTGTACAGCGCAACGGGCCGCGCGGCCCGCTGAGCCGAGCTCGATACCACACCCTGAAGCGTTGACCCCCGCCCGGCACGAGCCCGGGCGGGGCGATGCACAGGGCAACCAGGAGCAGGGCGTGAACGACCACCACTACGTCGAAAACAGGACCGACGCGACGATCTTCGTCGGCGGCAAGATGATCCAGCCTGGCGAAGGCCGGGAAATTCCCATCCACCTCGTGCCTCCGTCGATGCTGCCGCCCGAGCTGCGCGCGCAACCGGCGCAGGCACCCGCGCCCACCGATGCGCAGGCCGCGCTGCAGTTGCTTCGCGACCTGCAAGGGCACCCCGTGAAGCAGATCGTCGAGCGCCTGCCGGACCTCTCGCCCGAGCAGCTCGAGCAGCTTCACCTGCTGGAGGGCAGCAGCGAGAAGCCGCGAAGCACGCTGCTGGAGCACATCCGCGCCGAGCAGCTGCACCGCGCGCAGCAGAAGCTGCAGGACGAAGAAGCCGAGCGGCATGCAGCGGCAGTGGCGGCTGCGCAGCAGGAGCTGCAGGAGGCGCAGGACGCCCTCGCGGCAATCGACCCCGAGAACCGTGAAGCCGCGGAAATGCTCGTGGCCGAAGCGCAGGCGAAGCTCGAGGCGCTGCAGAAGGAAGAGGACTGAGGCGATGGCCGGCACGATGTCGGAAGCCGACCTGGTCGAGGACCTGAAGGCGTCGATCTTCGACGCCGCGAACGCATTCTCGGAAGAGAACGACGCTGCGTTCAAGCGGTTCCTGCGCCAGGCCCTGCCCGACATGCAGTGCAAGCGGCCCATCACGCGCCTGGGCTCGGCCACCCTGGTGGCCGGCCAGCCGCGGGTGGAGCTCGCCGAGAGCGACTTCGCCGCGCTGAAGATCGACCTCTGGCGCGACCCCGCCAAGCTGCCGAAGCCGTGGGACCCGGCGTACCCGGGCCCGCTGCCCCGCGTCACCGCGACGTGGGACACGGATGCCTGGTACCTGGTGTTCGAGCCCGCGCCCACGCAAGCGCACTTGTGCGTGCTGGGCGCGGAGTTCAAGTTCTACTACTTCGCGCAGCACGCCATCGGCGCCGAAGCGGCCGGCACCACGATCAACCCACAGGACCGCGGCCTGCTTCTGCTGAGGGCGCAGGCCGAGGCGATGCTCGCGCTGGCCATGCGCAATGCCGGCAAGCCCGTGCAGCTGCGCGACGGCCTGTCCGGCACGCCACGCAACAGCACACCTTCGGCGTTGCACGAGGTGCTGATGCGCATGTTCAAGGAGTTCCGCTGATGGCCGGCGAGCGTGTCGTGGGCCTGCAGCGTGTGCTCGTGGCTATGCGCGAGGTTCCTGTGCAGCAGGAGATCGAGCTCGAGCGCGAGCTCGACGTCAGCTCCCAGCTGCTGATCCGATCCATGGCACAGCGCGCTCGAAAGTGGCGCTCTTTGATGGCCACCGGGATCCATGCGCGCCGTCCGCAGCCGCTCACGCGCGACGTCGGGCCCAGCGCGGCCTATGCCGTGCCGCAGGAAGAGGGCATCCGCCCCGGTGGCAAAGGCTTGCCGGCGTTCGGAACGGTGGAGGCGGCGGACATCACCGCGTGGCTGCGCAGCAAGCCGTTGCGCGCTGTCGGCCGCGTGCGGCGCGCAACTTTCGCCGGCGCGATCGAGGCGATCTCGCTGCGGGACCGCTACTTCGGGCTCGCTCGCTACATCCGGCGCCACGGCATCAAGGCCGGGCCGTTCGTGAAGCCGGCCTTCGACGAATTGGCTCCTGTCATCGAGGCACGGCTGCAGGCGGCCGCGCAGCGCGGCATCGACCGCACGGGGAGCGCGGCATGAGCGAACTCACGCTGGACGACGCACTGGAAGGCGTGAAGGCGAGTCTCGAGGACGCGCTTGCGGCACGCCACGTTTCACGCAGCCTGCCGCCCGACCCTGCGAGCTTGCCCATGACGCAGCTGCGTGACGGTGTGGTCTGCCTGGTCAACGAAGGCGGCGGCGAGTGGGCCACCTACATCGGCCGGGAAGGCGAGCTGGGCGTGCACGACGCCTCCGTCGTCGGCTTCGTCATGGTCGACGAGAAAAGTGAGCCGGTGGAGATCGAGCGCGCGGAACTGCAACTGCTCGGCGAGCTGCTCGCCTGGTGCAAGAGCGGCCCGTTCGGGCCGGCCGAGGACGTCGAGCCCGTTTCATTCACGCAGAGCAAGCAGCTCGAGCACCCCTTCGGTTGGCTCGTGCTGAAGCTGAAGGTCCGGTTCTGAGAAAGGAGCAATCCATGCGCAACAGGCACACGGCCGCCGAAGGCGGCAACGACGCAGAGAAGACACCCGCCACCCCGAAGACCTGGCCGCGCGATCGGTTCCACGGTCTGCCGGGCAGCTGGAAGCGCGACCCCGTGACGGGGCAGCGGACGCCGGCGGACGAACACGCGCGTAGGGCGCTCGAGGACCTCGAGCGCAGCGAGGCGCAGCAGAAGGCGCTGTACGCGAAGGCGTCCAGTAACCCACCGGCCGAAGGCCAGTAACCACCGGCTGCGGCCGAGAGCAAGGAGCGAACCATGCTGATGCGAAAAATGTTGGTCCTCGCCGTTGCCCAAGCGGGCATCGGTGTATCGGGCGCCCCCGTGCCAGGCACGGACGCCATCCTCGCGCGCACCGCGATGCCCGCGCCCATCCAGCAGGACTACGTGCGGCGGCCCCTGCTGAAAGGCGTGAAGGGCAACTACGGCGTAATCCCGGTCGGCGAGCACGGGATGATCGAGTTCGAAACGGAAGTCGCGCACGTCGGCGCGGCGGGGACGATCTCGCCGCTGAAGCCGCTGCTGCAAAGCTGCGAGTTCGCCGGGACGAACACCGAGGACGTCAGCGACGTCTACAGCCCCACCAGCGCGGACTGCCCGTACCTCACGCTGTGGTGCTACCTGGACAACGTGCTGTTCAAGCTCGAGGACGCGTGGGGCACCGTGTCGTTCGAGGGCGCGGCCAAGGGCATTCCGGTGTTCAAGTGGCGCTTCATCGGCAAGTACATCGCCATGACGGACGCCAACGTGCCCACCAATGGCGACTTCTCGGCCTTCATGAAGCCCAAGCCCTGGAGCAAGGTCAACGTGCCGACCTTCACCATCCACGGCTACGCGGTGAAGCTGAGCCAGTTCAGCTGGGACATGGGCGTGGACCTGAAGTGGCGCGAACTGATCAACGTTGCCGGGACCACCGGCTCGGACCGTTCGCCCACCGCGCGCGCCGTGTTCGAGCTCACGACGAACGCCCAGAAGAACTGGGCCGAGACGTGCCGCCAGGGCACCGAAGGAGCCATCCAGATCATCCAGGGCACCGGTGGCGGAAACATCGTCCAGCAGGACTTCCCGAAGGCGCAGTTCAGCGCGGACCCCACGATCCAGGACCAGGACGGCCACGCCATGTTGTCCGCGCAGTTCGCGCTCAACCCCGACGCCGGCGACGACGAGATCGTCCTCACGTTCAAGTAACCGCCCCGCTTTCCCATCACACCCGAGAACAGGACCCACCATGGCTTTCAAGAGAACGTACGACAAGACCTTCAAGGCACTCGTGAAGGTGCCCGTGGCCAACGAGCAGGGCGGCTACGACGAGAACACCTTCTTCGCGATCTTCAAGCACGCGCATAACGATGAACTCGAGGACCTGCGAAGGCGCGTGCTCGATTGCGAGACGGTCTTGAAGGGCCAGCTCCTGCTGGCGAGGGACCGCGTCTGCGGTTGGGAGCTGATCGACAGCGACACGAAGAAGGAAGTGCCCTTCACGCCCGAGGCCTTCGACGCGCTGCTGCTCATCCCGCCGACCCCCATGTGCATCAGCACCGCGTTCTGGGAGACGATTAATGGGGCGCGCGCAAAAAACTCGTAGACGCGGCGCGGGTGTGGGCGGCCGGTCCGCCCGCCCCTGCGCCGCCGGTGGAGACGCTGCAGCCGCACGAGATCGAGGGCCTGCGAGGCCTGCCCGGCATCACGCCCGCGGCGATCGACGCGGCGCGTGCCGCGGCGGCGGCACCACCGCCGCCGGCTCGTGCGGACTTCGAAGTGTGGGACGAGAACTGGGAGACCTTTCTCTTCTTCACTTCGCTGGCCGACCAGTGGGTCAAGCTCGTCGTGCCCATGACGGTCGGTGGCATGGGCGGCTCGTTCACCGCGTCGGAGATCCGGCGCGAGGGCATTCCTGCGCCGCGCATCGAATCGGCCGCGCGGATGCAGCGCATCGCGCGATCGCGCTGGCCGCAGCTGTTCGCGGACATCTCCGCCATGGTCCGAGGAGTCCTGGACCAGGACGCCGAGCTGCGTGCGCAGCGCGCGAACGAGTGAGTCTCTGAGATGGGCGACCGCAACCTCGGCTCGCTGGTGGTCCGCCTGGCCGTGGAGCTGGCCAGGTACAAGGGCGACTGGCAGCAGGCCGTGGCTGCGACGCAGCAGGGCGCACGCGACGTCGAGCAGGCCGCCGGACAGGCGGCGAAGGCCTCCGACGGCCTGAAGGAAGCGCTCGTACGGCAGACCGGCGCCTTCGGCGAGGCGGCCGCCGGCGCCGGCGAGCTTGGACAGGCGGTGGTCGCCACCACGGGGGCGAGCGTCGCGATGGCAGCGGCCGTGGGCGCAGGCGTCGTGGCGCTCGGCGCGCTTGGCGCCGCGGCCTACGCGGGCGCACGAGAGCAGCGCGCGCTGAACGACTCGCTGCTGCTCACGGGCAACTACGCCGGCCTGGTCACCGGGCAGCTGGACAAGATGGCCGTGGGTGTGGCGAGCAGCATCGGCGGCACGGTAGCGAACTCGCGCGAGGTGCTGGCGGGCCTGGTGACCACGGGCCGCTTCACGAAAGACAGCCTCCAGGAAGTCGGCACCGCGGTGCAGCTGGTGGCGCGGTACAGCGGCCAGTCGAATGAGGA